TAATTCGTAAGATTTACATAAACGCTGCAGTTGGTGCTCAAATTGGAACAACAACTGCTGGAATTTTTGACCTTGACACCGATTCTAATGGTCGTTGGATGGTTGAAAAATTCAAAGGTCTGATGATGCAGATTGAAAAAGATGCTAATCAGATTGGAAAAGACACACGCAGAGGAAAAGGTAATATCCTTATGACCTCTTCAGATGTCGCTTCCGCTCTTCAAATGGCAGGAATGTTGGATTATGCTCCATCAATGAGTACTGACATTAATTCAGATACATCATCTTCTACGTTTGCTGGTGTTCTTAATGGTCGTTATAAAGTTTATGTCGATCCTTATGCTGATGCTCACGCACAAGAGTTCTATTGTGTTGGTTACAAAGGTGATTCACCTATGGATGCTGGTGTATTCTACTGTCCTTACGTTCCATTACAAATGGTTCGTGCAGTTGATTCCGCAAGTTTTCAACCACAGATTGCTTTCAAGACACGCTATGGTTTAGTTGCTAACCCATTTGCGGAGAATGCAGCTACTTCAACTGGTCGTATTACTGGTGATCTTACAGCGAATCCTCACTTGAACGTTTATTACAGAAAAGCTTCAATTTCAAACTTGATGTAATTCGTTCCCTACATATAGTAGGATTTCAAAAGGGAGTAGAGAAATCTGCTCCCTTTTTTTGTTTGTAGTCATTTTCTTGTGAGAATAAAATGTTGATAGTGATTGGTAATGGAACTTCTAAAACCATTTCTGACGTAAATCTTTTCAAAAACCATACCACATACGGTTGTGATTACATTCACAAGAGATTCTTTCCTGACAATTTAATTAGCGAAAATATCCAAATTCTTGTTGAACTTGTCACTAACGGATACACCAAAGAACACGTTTGTCATTTTAGGAATTTTACTCTCATTCCAAGTTTTCATTATGATATGATGAAACAAACTACGGATAAGAGAATGAAAATTGCAAAAAACGAACCAACCACAGAAAATTTTATACAATTTGCCCATGAAGGAGTGATGTATTTTCTTTGGATAGATTCTAACGATTTGACAAAAAACATCGATTGGTGGTCGAATGAATATGATGATTGGATTACAGAAACAGTTGCTCTAAGAACATCTTGTCTGGAAAATCCAAACGAAACATTGTATTGTGTGGGATATGACTATTTCCATAACCAAACTAGTTCTGGTGTTTATCTTGGTTCTTCTACGAATGTTTCCGATTCAGAGAGTCAAGATTGGATTGGTCAACATAGAAAAATAGAAGAAGAGTTCCCAAATTGTGAGTTTGTGTTTGTTGGTAAAGATATCGATTATCCTGAGTTTGAAAAAATGTTACATAAATAGTAATATAATATAAAGGAAACTATGGCAGCATCAAACAAAGTACCAGACAATTTAAATTATCTTTCCAACATCAGCTTTCGATTAACGATGGAGGATGCACCACATCTTACTTGGTTTTGTCAATCAGTAAATGTGCCAGGCGTTTCTATCGAAGCAATTGATATGGTCACACCATTTGCAAATATACCATACGCTGGAAATAATGTTTCATTTGAAGAATTGTCAGTGACTTTCATAGTTGATGAACATCTAAAAAACTGGATTGAAATATATGATCGAATTATTGCATTGGGTCTTGCTGAAGGACAGGAAAAATACAGACTACTCAAAGCAAGTACTGACTTGACACCTAGAGGTGGAACAGTATCTACTATCGTTTTATCTATTCTAACAAGTGCAATGAATCCACAAATGGAATTTCATTTCTACGAAGCATTTCCTATATCAATATCTTCCTTAGATTTCAGTAGTTCTGCTACTGATGTGGAATATTTCACTGCTACTGTGGGTTTTCGTTATACTAACTATGAGATAAAGAATTTATTAAATAACTAAAATTATGGAACTTGAAAAAATTATGTCGATGTGGGAAGAAGATGCTCACATTGATGACAAAGACTTGGATAATGAGTCTCTAAACATACCCAATGTACACCAAAAATACTTAGACATCTACTCTAAAGAGAAACGGAAACTGAGCGATCTTGAAACTCATTGGAAGGTTCTTTTTCAACAACGATGGGAAGTTGTCATTTCTAAGAACGGAAAAGCACCGGATCACAACATCAGAATATCCAAGACAGAATTAGAACGACATTATGTTGCAGCTGATAGTGTTCTTCAAAAAGCGGAATATATTATGAATGAACAAAAGAGTAAGGTTGACTATTTAAAATCTGTTCTTTCGATGATTGAGAACAGAAGTTTCCATATCAACAATGCTATTAATTGGAGGAAATTTGTAGCGGGTCTTGGATGACCACACAGATATTGATGGAAAGGGATACTGAGGTATTCGTTAGACTTATTTGTGAGCCCCATGTGAAAATGGAATTGAATCATTATTTCCGATTCAGACCAAATGGTTATCAATTCATGCCCATGTATCGAAGGAAAAAATGGGATGGATATGTTTACCTTTTCAATATGGATAGCAATCGAATTTATGCTGGTCTCAAACCAGAAATAAGTAGATTTGCTGATGACAGAGAATATGAACTTATAGATAATACAGGAGAGATTCTTGAACCAATCTCCAATGACGATTATTTTAAATTTCTTACATCATTTCCTTGTGAATATAAACTAAGAGATTATCAAAGTCTTGCAGTCAGACATTCGATAGATAAAAAAAGGTGTGTGTTATTATCACCAACTGCATCGGGAAAATCTCTTATAATTTACTATCTGATACGATACTACTTACCTGAGAAAGCTTTGGTTATTGTTCCAACACTCTCTTTAGTAAGTCAAATGTATACTGATTTTGAAGCCTATTCAAAGGCGGACAATACCTTTGAAGTCGAAAATTTCGTCCACAAGATTTTCGGAGGGCAAGAAAAAGAGACAGACAAACCAATCATAATTTCAACTTGGCAGTCACTTTATGAATTGGAAAAAGATTTTTTCAGCGATTTTCGTTTAGTGATAGGAGATGAAGCACACCTTTATAAAGCTCGTTCTCTTACTAAGATATTGAAGAATCTAGAAAATACTCCTTATCGAATTGGAACTACAGGAACACTAGACGGAGTTGAAGTACATAAATTAATATTAGAGGGGTTATTCGGTGCAATAAAGAAAATAACCACTACAAAAGAACTTATCAAGAACAAGACTATATCATCGATTGATATAAATTGTCTTATTTTAAAATATAATAAAAAGGAACGTGCCATTGTATCAAAAATGAACTATCAAGAAGAGATAGATTTCATAGTGGGTCATCCAGAACGAAACAAGTATATTTGTAATCTTGTAAATGGTCTGAATGGGAACACATTAGTTCTATTTCAATTGATAGAAAAACATGGTAACATTCTACATTCAATACTAGAAGAGATCGTTGATTCTTCTAGGAAAATCTTTTTTGTTTATGGAGGAACAGATGCAGATTCAAGAGAAAAAGTCAGAGAACTTGTCGAGAAGGAAAAAGATGCTATTATCTGCGCAAGTTATGGCGTATACAGTACCGGCATCAATATTCGGAACATTCATAACATTGTTTTCGCTTCTCCTTCTAAGAGTCGTATTAGAAATTTACAGTCAATAGGTAGAGGGTTGAGGAAATCTGATACTAAAGATTCAGCAAGACTTTATGATATTTCAGATGATCTAACTCATAATGATAGGAAAAATTATACATTAAACCATTTTTCCGAAAGAATAAAAATTTATAGTTCTGAACAATTTCCTTATAAAATCTATGTAATATCACTCAAGGAGGTAGCATGAGTTCTCACAAATATATAAAACTTTCAACAGGGGAAGAAATTCTAGCTGTGTATTTGAAACCAACCGATGGGTTTTTCAATTTGAAGCACCCAGTTCAAATAACTCATGTGTTTGAAAAAGATGAAGAAGGAGTTCGATTTACGAAATGGATACCTTACACGGATGATGAAATAATTCCTGTATCTACGAAGTATGTAGTAACAATGACTAGTTTATCTAAGAAGATGTCAAAGATATACGATGATATACTAGGAGAACAAGAAAATAATGATATTGATTCATTTGAAGTAACTAGTATGTTAGTCAATTAGTACTGTAGCAGTATCTTCATCTCAAACCCTACAGAGTAATTATACCAGATACGACAGAATTAGTCAAGTCTTTTTTTTAGTAAAATAACACTTGACTTTATCGATATAACTTGTTATAATAATATATTATCAACAATTACTACTAAAGGATTCATATGGCTAGACCACGAACAAAACAACATTATGTAGACAATGAAAAGTTTCTAATAGTCATGGGAGAGTATAGAGAAAAATATCTCAAATCTGTTGATGCTGGTGAAGAACGCAAACCCCAATTATCAGACTATGCTGGTGAATGTTTTCTAAAAATAGCAGAAAGATTATCTCACAGACCTAACTTCATAAACTATGCTTTTCGTGAAGAAATGGTGAGTGATGGAATTGAAAATTGTGTGATGTACGCAAGTAACTTCAATCCTGAGAAATCCAAAAATCCATTTGCATACTTCACTCAAATAATATATTACGCCTTCCTAAGAAGAATAGAAAAAGAAAAGAAACAACTCTACATAAAATACAAACAAATGGATGCCCACAATTCCATCGAAGAAAATTCGGATATGGAATCTATGACTGTTAGTGAACAAAGTGGTATAGCTGCAGGAGCAACATTGATGACTGTAGATAAACGGGCTAATATCTATGATTTCATTTATCAGTTTGAGGAAAAGAAACGAGCGAAGAAGAAACCCAAAGTGGTGTCGAAGAAAAAAGATGATGCTATTTTGGAATTATCCCCCCTTACTTCTTTTATGAGAGCTTGTGCATGAAGATTGCCTTAATAACGGACACTCACTTTGGGGCACGCAACGATAGTCTCCTATTCCTAGATTTCTTTCGTAAGTTCTATGAAAATATATTCTTTCCTACTCTGAAAGAGAGAAATATTACCGATGTGATACATTTGGGTGATGTGGTTGATAGACGGAAATTTATTAACTTCAAGACGCTCAATTCGATGAAAGAGATATTGTTTCATCCTTTAGAAGAAATGGGTATAAACACTAAAATTATTGTTGGTAACCACGACATCTATTATAAGAACACTCTCAAAGTAAATTCGATGGAAGAACTGACAAGAGGAATGAACAATGTTTCGGTTTATTCAGACCCTT